TTGATTGATGAAAGTTTGATTAGTCATTGCTAGTTCCCTCTAGGTCTTCGTTTATATCATTAGTGCTACTAATATTGTCAAGCACAGTTAAGAGATCCACGTCATGTGAATCATGCTCCACGATTTGTGACTCGTGGTTTGTGAGCCAGTCCCAATGTTCTGACTCAAAGTTCAATGGGATACGATACGAATTCATTAGGCACCTCCATTAAGTTCATAAAGATCGATAGCAGTCTGAATTTCTTCATACTCTTCTATCGCGTCAAGGCTGTTTTCCATGTCAAGAAGGCAAATACCAACAGCAAATAAGATAACTTCGCCGGGGTTCTCCATAACCCATGTGCATGTGTTGTTAAAGCCAGTCTTGATACTGGACCAGACAGCTGTGTGTCTGGGTGTCTCAAGGTCGAAATCAAAGTCTTGCTGGTTCATGGCTGGATCTCCTTAATTAACTGTTTCGTCGAGCAAGCGACGTGCTGTCTCGAACTTTTCTTTCTCGAATGCGACCAAAGCCAAGCTGATGCGGTCGTAGGTGTATTCGAGTTCTTTGGTGATGCTTGTATACGCTTCTTGCAGGTCGCAAAAGCGATGTACAAGTTCGTCGTATGATTGCTTCTCCATATAAACCTCCTGTTTAAAGAGCGTTATTGCTCACAAGAATGACTGCACGGCGACGAGGAACGAGGCGTCGGCCTTGGTTCGTAGCTGAATTCCACCTCGCCTTTGTAGTTAATGACGAGTTCTGAATCGTCAGGGAAGTTGATGAAGGTTAACCTTCCGTAGTATGGGTCTGAGTCAAACTGCCTTTGCTCAAACCACACTTCAGCTTCAGGGCTGAACTCCTTCACGAGGTCTTCGTGGTCGCAATGTTTGAAGCTGCGGTATGTGTCCACCCATTCGATGAACTCGTCTAACATGCTTTTGGGCTTTGATTCGTGGTTCATGGTTTGTCCTCCGTGGACCGTGGTTTACAGCCGAAACTGTGACATCACATGGACTGTGACAAGACCTGTGACAACACCTGTGACACCAAAATCGGCTGTAAGTTATTGATTTGTAAGGACTGTGACAGCTGTGACACCAAAAACTGACTTAGTTAGCTAGAAATAAAAGTTAAAAAAGGCATGTAGCTTTTTAAAAACAGTCAGAAAGTGGTGTCACAGTGGCATGTCTTGTCACAGTTTTAGAAAATGTGTAAAGAAAACAAGAACTTGCAAAACTGTGACATTACGAAAATGTCTTGTCACAGTTTTTATGTCTTGTCACAGTGCCCTGTCGCTCCCTCTTGCGCCGCTCCAACGAACAACGGTACCGCTTCATGGACCACGCATGACGATCCAAGCGCGTTGCACCACGTTTCACGGGCCGTGGCTCAAGGTACAAGGACAATACCCACATGATTAGTGTGGGTACTACGAGGGTAAGGGTCACGAACCACAGTGCGTCAATCATGATCCGTCCTCCTTAGAACCAGTAGAGTTCGACAAGGACACGATCGCCCTCGCATCGGAACTCAACCTTGTCAGCGTGGTACGTGCCCATGAAGATGAGCTTCTCTTGCTGGAGCTGGTACATATCTTCGACCGAGATCAGGTGCTTGATCCGTGACTCTGTACCACGGGCCGTGTCCGAGAACTCGTTGACCGTTGCTTCCACCGGTACGTTGAGCTGCTCGTCTGTTGCCCAGACTTGGTAGCGAGGGTCAGGAAGCTGTGCGTCGATAGGGTCATAGTCCCAGATCAACTCGTCTTCAGCTGGCTCTTCTTCCACCACGATGCCGTACTTCTCAAGTATCTCGGCATCTGTCATCCGATCCATCTTTCGCTCGAGCTGCTCTACCGCCGCTCTCTCCATCATTGCGAGTGTAATGTTATGCATGTCTTATCTCCTGTTAGTTAAAAGACACAAAAGCGACTGCTCCTAGACGACGAAGGAGGAAAGGGGTTACTGGGGGACAAGGTTCATAGCTGAACAGAGAAACAAGGTTCATGAATCACGATCGGGGGTTTGGGGTCCGTGATCCGTTGGTGGGGGAGATAATGTGTGAGCGATTCGGAAAATAATTTTCACAAAAAATTTTTGTAGAAAAATGCCATAACCTCCTTATTATTAGCCTAACTAATGACCTGAGGGGTGGTCATGGAGTTAAAGACTTGCACGAACTGCAAGCAGGAGCTCCCAGCAGAAAATTTTGAAGTGTTTAAGAAAGGCGGTGCCCGCTCCGTTTGTAATAAGTGTCGGAACGTCCGTCGAGTAAAAGATCCGCAGGGCTACCTGGCAAGGCTGTGCAGCAAACTGAAGCACAGCCGCAAGGGTACGCATGAGTGGGCCATCACCCCAGATGACCTGATGCGTCTGTGGGAAAAACAGAATGGTAAGTGCGCCGTGTCAGGCATGAACCTGACCTGGCATGTTGATGGCCGTGGGCATAAAGAGTTCAATGCCTCCATCGATCGTATCAACGCAGACGCCGGATACACCCCGGATAACGTCCAATTAGTGTGTTATCGCGTGAATATCATGCGCCACACGCTCTCAGTAGACATGTTTTGGTGGTGGGTTAAGAACATACACGACCATTCTATTGAATAGACTTATTAGTCAGGCTAATATTCCGCTTATGGCAATGGTCGAAATAGTATGCATCGAGGGTCTTGACGAAGCGATTCTCGGAACAGCGTTCGTGAACGGCGAAGAAGTCGTCGCATATGACGCAGAAGTTGCCGAGCAGCTTGTGCTGTTTATGGAGTATGGCTCGCTTTATGACTTCGTTGAATCCATTGGCCTCGAAGACCTGGGCGATAACGCTCCGATTTTCGTTTACCAAGATGAAGGGATGAGGCTACAGCTTGGAGAAATCATGCGGAGACGTGTCCATTAGCGACACGACAGAAATCACTCATACCGAGTTCCAGTCACATATGCCCTATATGGGCTTGGAGCTGGGCGAGTTAACTGTGCAGCAGGAAAAGCTCGTGTTGCTGATGTCGAGTGGTATGACGATAGCAGCAGCCGGACGCGCTGCGGGATACAAGTCTCCGCAGTCTGCAAGCGCTGCAGCTAAGAACCCTCAGGTTCAGCAGGCAATACAGTACTTCCGTGACCAGATGCGCGAAGAAGTGAAGTTCACCAAGGTCAACGCGCACACCATGTATATGGAGGCCTACTCCGCATCAGCGACCGCGACCGAGATGAAGAACACCGTCGATTCGTTGGTCAAGCTCCATGGTCTAGGACTCCCCGACCAAGCTACCCAGATCAATATCAACCTCAACGCGTCCGCGAAACAGATGGAGCGACTGTCTGACGAAGAGCTCCTCGAGATCGCGGGTAAATCTAACCAGTACTTGGAGCCAACAGGGTCTTGAACGCCGAGATACCAAAGCGCAAGTGTGGCCGTTGTCGAGGCCAATACCCTGAGACGTTGTTCGCAGACGGCAGCGGCGTCTGTGTGTATTGCAAGGCCGACGACGCCGAGGCGCTGCCCGCTCCAAACACCCCCACCCAAGAAGAACTTGAGCAGGAGGCATCCCTTGAAGAAAAAGCTAGAGCTGAACTCGCGCTTCGTTTCCTTACTCGGAAGCGGCTACTCCCTTTTGTTGAACGCTTTAACCCCGATTACTCGGCTGGCTGGGTCCATAAGGACATCTGTCGTCGGTTGGAGCAGTTCAGTAAAGACGTGGTTGAGAAGAAGAGTCCGCGTCTTATGCTATTTATGCCGCCGCGCCATGGGAAGTCGACGTTGGCGTCGATTGCGTTCCCGGCTTGGCATCTGGGTAGAAATCCTAACCACGAATTTATTAGTTGCTCGTATTCGGGTTCGCTTGCAATGGGCTTTAGCCGCAAAGTCCGGCAGCTTCTCCGCGAGCCGACTTATAAGACTGCGTTCCCGACTCGACTTGATCCTGACAGCCAGTCTGCGGAAGCTTGGCTTACTTCAGATGGCGGCGGCTATGTTGCAGCTGGTGTCGGCGGCGGTATCACGGGTAAAGGTGCGCATATCCTTCTTATCGACGATCCTGTCAAAAACCGAGAGGATGCTGAAAGCCAGAACAACCGGGACGCTAATTGGGATTGGTATACTAGTACTGCTTACACACGTCTTGCTCCGGGCGGTGGAGTACTTGTTATTCTCACTCGCTGGCATGATGACGATCTAGCTGGTCGACTGCTCAAAGCCGCCAGCGAAGGCGGCGACCACTGGGAAGTCGTGAAGTACCCCGCCCTGGCTGAAGAAGACGAAGAGTTCCGTGAAGCTGGTGAGGCGCTCCACCCCGAGCGCTACGATGTCGAGGCGCTCCAGCGCATACAGAAAGCAGTCGGCCCCAGGGACTGGACGGCGCTGTATCAACAAAACCCTGTAGCGGATGACGGTGACTACTTCACCCGCGAGATGATCCGCTACTACGACCCCGACGACATCGACCTCGATGAGATGCGTTACTACGCAGCCTGGGACTTGGCCATTGGTAAACGAGACCGGAACGACTACACGGTCGGCATGGTCATTGGCGTCAACGAGTACGATCAGCTGTTCGTGATGGACGTAGTACGAGGCCGGTTCGACGGCTTTGAACTCGTGGAGCAGATCCTAGATCTCTATGAGACGTGGCGTCCCTCGATTATCGGTATCGAGAAAGGCCACATCGAAATGGCCCTGGGCCCCTTCCTTGAAAAACGAGTCAGGGAGCGTGGACTGTACGAAGCCTACTTCAAAGACCTCAAGACGGGGCGACGGGATAAAGAGGCCCGTGCGAGAGCGATCCAAGGTCGAATGCAACAGGGCATGGTGTTCTTGCCTCGTGATGCGTTGTTCACCGGCCCCCTTGTCGCAGAACTACTGAGATTCCCGAACGGTGTTCACGACGACCAAGTCGACGCGCTTGCGTGGCTGGGTCTCATGATGACCGAGTTTGCGACCTACCAAGCGCCTGTAGTGAGAGAAGCATCCTGGCGCGACCGTCTCGAATACCTCACTAAACCCGAGCGCAACCGATCTGCGATGAGTGCATAGACATGGCTACCCACAACAAACCTAAGAAGCGATTGACCCCCGGCGAAGAAGCAGAGATAGCTTCAGCGCAGTGGGATCGTTACACCCGCGCCCGTGACAACGGCCACATCGAGTACATTGAAACAGCTAAGCGATGTGACGCTTTCTATCGCGGGGATCAATGGGACGAGAACGACTTAGCACGGCTCGAGGCCGAGGGTCGTCCTGCCCTAACCATTAATACAGTTCTGCCAACGATCAACACGGTCCTTGGAGAACAGTCCACGCGCCGTGCAGACGTGCAGTTCAAACCACGACGCGGTGGCGACTCCGAAGTCGCACACACCCTGACCAAGTTGTATATGCAGATTGCTGACAACAACAAGCTCGACTGGGTCGAGCAGCAGGTGTTCTCAGACGGTCTGATCCTCGATGGCCGAGGCTACTTCGACGTACGAATGGACTTTTCAGATCACGTGGAAGGTGAAGTACGAATCACGGCCAAAGATCCACTAGACATCCTCATCGATCCCGACGCCAAAGACTCGAACCCAGAATCGTGGAACGAGGTCTTTGAAACCAAGTGGATGACCTTGGACGAGATCGAAGAGTTATATGGCAAGAAGAAAGCAGACGCACTTCAGTTTATCGCGGAGAACGGCAATGGCTTCGGGCGGGACTCGATCGAATATGAAGAAACTCGTTTTGGTGATCTATCTTCCACTGACGATTATCTGGGTGCGAACGTGCCCGGAGATGATGAATATCGAAACGTGCGAGCTTTGCGCGTTATTGAACGCCAGCACCGACGCATGCACCGCGTCGACTGCTTCGTAGACCCAGATACAGGAGATCAACGGGATGTACCAGAAGCATGGTCAGAAGCCAAAGCTAAGAAGTTTGCTAAGCAATATAACCTTAGTCTTATTTCTAAAGTTAAGCGCAAGGTTCGTTGGACTGTTACGTGCGATCAGGTGGTGCTACACGATGATTGGAGCCCTTATCACGGTTTCACTATCGTTCCTTATTTTTCTTATTTTCGGCGCGGTCGCCCTTTCGGCATGGTGCGTAACCTCCTTAGCCCACAAGAGCAGCTTAATAAGATCGCGAGCCAAGAGCTCCACATAGTTAACACCACCGCGAACAGCGGATGGGTCGTGGAAAGTGGGTCACTAGTCGGAATGCAAGCTGATGACCTCGAGGAACACGGCGCAGAAACAGGGCTCGTGCTTGAGTACAACCGTGGTTCACAACCACCGACCAAGATTCAGCCAAACCAGATTCCCACCGGCTTAGATCGGATTAGCCAAAAAGCTGCGCTTAACATCAAGGCGATCTCAGGTATCAACGACTCGATGCTGGGCACCGATAGCGCCGAAGTCTCTGGTGTTGCGATCCAGGCTAAGCAGAACCGTGGCGCGATCATGATCCAGGTTCCGCTCGACAATTTGCGCAAGACACGCCAGTACCTGGCTGAGCGTATTCTCGAGCTTATCCAGACGTTCTACACCGAGCAGCGCATCATCATGATCACTAACGATAGTGATCCTATGCAGCCTCGCGAGCAGATGGTGATTAACCAGATGACGCCCGAAGGCCGCATCATTAACGACCTCACCCTGGGTGAGTACGACGTTGTTATTGCCACAGCCCCTGCCCGCGACTCGTTCGACGAAGTGCAGTTTGCAGAGGCGCTCAACCTACGTCAGGTTGGGGTGGCTATCCCAGACGACGCCATCATCGAGTATTCGCACCTCGCGAAGAAAGGCGAACTGGCCAAGCGTATCCGCATGATGACCGGTGTGGAGCAGACGCCCGAGCAGCAGGAGATGGCTGCAATCCAGCAACAGATGGCTATGCAGTCACTGCAGTTGGAGATCGCCAAGCTCGAGGCCGAAGTACGCAAGCTTCAGTCGGAAGCTGCCGTCAACATCGCGAAGGTACAAGACACTGCCGAGGTACAGCCACAGCTACGCATGACCGAGTTGCAGTCGCAGCTTGAGATGAAGAACCGCGAGCTAGAGCTGCGTCGTGAGCTGTCTGACCTCACCAATGAAACACGCCGCTCGCAGCAAGAGACTGCTGCGGCTACCCGAATTGCTGCTACAGCAATGCAAACCGCTGCAAAGCAGCAAAAACCGCAACCGGTAGACATACCGAATATGCGGCCACCGATAAATCAATAGGAGATTGGTATGTCTGACGACACGCAGAAGGACGAAGTTGTATTTGATCGTATGCCAGGAGCCGACGCTCCAGAGGCCGCTGCGGACGAAGCACTCGATTTTAACTTTGGCTTAGGCGAAGAGCCTGTCGAAGAGCCCGAAGAGGACGAGGAAGAGGTCGAAGAGCCCGTTGCGGAGGCTGAAGAGCCTGCCGTAGAGGAGCCAGAGCCCGCACCAGAGGAGTCTGAACCTCCTGTAGAGGCGGCTGAAGACGAAACAGAGGAAGTTGTAGCGGCTGAAGAGCCCAAAGAGACGACTCAAGATCAAAAAATGATACCCAAGTATCGTTTTGATCAGCAGAACGCGACTTTGAAGGAGTACAAGAGGGAGCTAGATGCCCTCCGATCTCAAATGAAGGAGCCCGAGACCTTTCAGAGTGACTTTGACTTTGTTGCAAAAGAGGTTGAGTACCAAAATTTGGTGCTGGATGGCGAGTCAGACAAGGCAGCAGCCCTCCGAGTCGAGATCAACACGGCTCAGCGCAAGCAGATTGAGCACGACCTGACCCAAAAAATCAGCCATAGCGTCAACCAGAGCCAACAAGCGTCGGCTTTGCAACGTGCGGCTGCGGAGTTGGAGTCGGAGTTTCCGATTTTTGACAAGTCATCTAATCAGTTCAACGAAAAACTGACCGACGAAGTCAACGCACTGCACCAAGGCCTCATGGCTAAGGACGAAAACCCCGTAACTGCGCTCCATAAAGCCGTGAAATACGTGCTTATGGGTAACGGATACGTGGATATGAACGAGCCAGCGCCCGAACCAACCGGTTTAGCGCCTTCAGCACCCCGCTCAGAGGACGAAGTGGCCAAAAAACGTGCCGAAGTAAGCAAAAAACTTAAGGCAGCGGAGTCTCAACCGCCTGCAATGCCTGGAGAAAGCTCTTCTGCGCACGGAGAACGCCCCACGGACCTCGGTTCTATGACGGAAGACGAGTTTAATGCACTGCCGGATGCCACGCTGAAACGATTACGCGGAGATATCCTGTAATGCCAGCCAAAAAAGATCCACGTTTAGCCCGAGCAGGTGTCTCGGGCTACAACAAACCCAAAAGGACGCCCTCGCACCCTAAAAAGTCGCACATTGTGGTGGCTAAGCAAGGTGATCAGGTCAAAACCATTCGTTTTGGCCAACAAGGCGTCAAAACCAACCAGACCGTGGGTCAACGCAAGGCATTCAAGTCGCGCCATGCGAAAAACATCTCCAAAGGCAAGATGAGCGCAGCTTACTGGGCTGATCGCGTCAAATGGAGTCCATCCAAAACCAAGTCATCGTCCACTAAGTGGAAAAAAGGGAGTTAGTTATGCCAATGAACGGTAAGAAGAAGGTTCCTGCTAAGGCAACGCCTTCCAACAAGCAGCCAAGAAAAAAAGGGTCTGTGAAAGCAACGCCCTCTAACAAGCAGCCGAGGAAAAAGGGGCCTGCTAAAGCAACGCCTTCCAACAAGCAGCCTATGCCACCTGCTTTGTTAGAACGCCTCAAAAAGAAGAAAAAAGGGCCTGCTGTTTCGTTAGCAAGCCTCAAAAAGATGAAGAGGGGGAACTGATATGCACGATGGAAAGCCATGTAGCGCCAAGCGCGGCAAAAGCAAAAAGCCCGCTAAGAAGAAGTCTGGCATCAACGCAAAGCTAAAGAAAATCCCAGCGAAGCGGATGAAGCGAGGTTACTAATGGCACGTACCGACGAAGCTAAGTGGAAACGCATCGTCGCAAGTGTCAAGGCAGGATCAAAAGGCGGTAGACCAGGCCAGTGGAGCGCCAGGAAGGCGCAACTTGCTACGCAACGCTATAAGAAGTCAGGCGGAGGATACAGTGGGCCTAAGACTAAGGCACAAAAGTCTCTCTCGAAGTGGACCAAAGAAAAGTGGGGCACCAAGAGCGGGAAGAACAGCACACAGGGCAGCAAGGCTACCGGGGAGCGGTACCTACCGAAAAAAGCTCGCGAGTCCCTGAGTAAGAAAGAGTACGCAGCAACATCAAGGAAAAAGAGAGCGGATACCAAAGCTGGTAAGCAGTTCTCGAAGCAACCAAAGAGAATCGCAAAGAAAACAGCAAGATATAGGAGGTAGTGTGAGAGTCCTGTTCCTTTTCTTATTACTAGCCGGTTGTACAGCCGTTGAGGAGAAAGGCGACTGTATTGACTGGATCTATTACACGGACGTTGTAGAAAAGTGCGTTCCTCTCTACGGGCAGATCATCTGCTCGGACCACGAGGTAACGCGCTACGTCTGCAAACTGCGCATGGAGGAAACAAATGCAAGTGGTAGCGTTTTACACAAAAAACACGCCTTACGAAAATGAGGTCCAAGACTTCATAGACAGCATGAATGAGTACAAGGTTAGGCACACGATCTACCCTATTGAAAGCCAAGACTGTTGGGAGCTGAACTGCGCTATGAAGCCCAGAGTTTTATTCGATGCGCTGCATACCATCGACGACAACATCTTGTATCTGGACATCGATTCACGCATGGAGCGCGAACCACCATTCGAGGAGATAGAACGCGATATCCCTGGACTTTGCTTCTTTCAAAAGAAGCGCACCTCAAAGAGAGGCCCGTCACTGTTGAGCGGGACTATCTATCTACCCAACAACCAGTCGTCGAAAGATCTGGTAAGGGACTGGGTATACGTTCAGCAGGCACACCCTTACACCTGGGATCAGCAGACGCTTCAAGCAGTAAGCGCTAACCATGAGTATTTCGAAATGCCTTTGAAATGGGTGAAGATCTTCGATCAGAACATGTGTGATGAGGAGCCAGTCGTTGTGCATTATCAGGCTTCGCGGCTGTATAAATCACAAATCGACTAGCCTTGCTTAATTTAATTAGCACAGCTAATATTATGCATACCTTCGTTTGTCAGAACGATATCTGACCGTGTCGATCACGCTAAAAACGTATTTCGCCCGCTAAGGCGTTAAACGAGCCGAGGTCGCACCTCGTTAATAAAGCGCTAGTTCGTCGCCTCACGACACGAGGAAACGGATTAGCCGCTCCATAAGTCGGCTATGAACGGGCTTAGGCCCATACAACTCGTACGCTCAATTAAGGAGAACCATCATGGCTCTTACTAACTTTGCGTCGCTGACTTCCGAACAATTGACGGCTTGGAGTCGCGACTTCTGGCGTGTTGCTCGCAACATGTCTTTCGTAAACCAGTTCGCCGGAACTGGTCAAAATGCGCTTGTACAACGCGTAACTGAACTCACCAAGTCAGAGAAAGGTACACGAGCAGTAATCACGTTGCTTGCTGACATGACTGGCGACGGTATCACCGGGGATAACACTCTGGAAGGTAACGAAGAAGCGCTTCGTGCCTACGATATCACCATCGAGCTTGATCAGCTCCGATTCGCAAACCGAATCGCTGGCCGATTGGCTGACCAGAAGTCAGTAGTCAACTTCCGTGAGCAGTCTCGTGACGCTCTTGCTTATGCAATGGCTGACCGTATGGACCAGCTCGCGTTCTTGACCCTCTCTGGTGTTGCATACACTCACAAGACTAACGGCGGTCTCCGTCCTACGTCTGGCACAACTGGCCACGAGTTGGTTGACCTCGAGTACGCATCTGACGTTTCTGCTCCTACTGCTGACCGTCACCTCCGTATCTCAGGTTCTAACCTCGTATCTGGTGATACAACTGCAGTAACTGCTACCGACAAGATGGGCTACCGCCACATCGTTGATCTGAAGGCTTTCGCTAAGGACAACTATATCCGTGGTATCCGTGGTGCAGGTAACGACGAAGTGTTCCACATGTTCGTCACTCCTCAGCAAATGGCCAGCTTGAAGCTCGATTCAGACTTCCTGGCTAACGTCCGTAACGCTGGCGTACGTGGCGCTTCGAACAGCCTCTTTGCAGGTTCTTCAAGCCTCATGGTTGACGGCGTAATGATCCACGAGTTCCGTCACGTATTCAGCACTGAAGGCGCTACCAGTGGTACTTCTTCAAACGCTGGTGCCGCCGGTTACAAGTGGGGTGCAGACGCAGACGTGAGCGGCGCACGTGCTCTCTTCTGCGGTGCTCAGGCGCTTGCAATGGCTGATATCGGTCTCCCAGAGATCGTTGAAGATACTTTCGATTATGAGAACCAAGCTGGTATCTCAATCGGCAAGATCTTCGGTCTACGCAAGCCTAAGTACAACAGCGATGTCAGCGGCAACGTCCAAGACTTCGGTGTTATCTGCTTAGACACTGCTCAGTAAGACCTATGAGCCCCTCTTCGGAGGGGCTCCCTTTTTTAGGGAGTAGATATGAAGGTAGTTAGTGATAAGGACATCCGAATCGCTCTGACCTCGGGGGCAGTTGTGCTGTTCCAAGCAGGGGTAGAACGCGAAGTATCCGAGGCTATTGGCCTACATGCGCTGCAAATGGGCGCAAAGCAGACCGATAGCGAACCAGAACTTGAGCCACCTGTTGAAGAAGTGACTGAAGAGACAGACGACGTAGTCGCCGCTCTCCAAGAACTGATCGTCGAAGGTGACCCAGATAACTTTAAGGTCGATGGCACGCCAAAAGCTGCCGTCGTTAACAAGTTGGTAGGTCGCACTGTCCCTGCGGATGAGCGCCTAACAGCTTGGGAAACAGCGCTTAACTCATAAGGGGTTTACATGACAGTCTCAGTCCAAAGCGTTATCGATCGTGTCCAGACCACTCTTCAAGACACCACGGGTATCCGTTGGCCGGTAACAGATGAACTGGTGCTGTGGGTAAACGATGCGCAACGCGAAATCGCACTGCTGAAGCCAGACGCTTCGGCAAAGAACGAAACCATCACGCTCGCTAGTGGCACT